AATTGACTGAAATTCCTGAAAGAGTGCTGCCTGCTGTTGGGTAATAGAGTTGAGTAAATACCGATTCTCCAACAGTAAAATCACCAGAACCGCCAGCAGCAAGAGTGAGTGCAATTGAGTTAGCAAAATTCGTCTCAATAACATCAATGTCGGTATCACCAGTGTTGAAATCTTCATCACTGTATTCAAACATTTCGCAACGAAGTTCCCAGACATATTGTTTGTTTAGTTGATAGAATGGACTCTCGTGCTCAACATATTTGATTTCAAAAACTTTTCCTGCCAAAGGAAAATAAATCAAATCACCTTCATTGGGACGACCCTCAACAATTAATGTTGTGTTGTCATCTACTGCCTGAGTAAATCTTCTTCTAGAAACAATAAAGGTCGCCTGATCTGAAATTCTGACACCAAATTTGGTGAACATGTCACCATCACCAGTAAAACCTTCAACATTAGCAACATATGCTTCAATAGTGTGAGCACTGTCGAATGATGACATTGTATCTTCTTTGAATAACTCATCTTTATTCACCAAAGTTCTTGGCATATACTTAACGTCTTTGCCAAAAATTTTGATCTGCTCATCGATCAAATCTTGAACAAGATCTTGCTCTCCTGTTGTTCCCTGTGTGAAGTAACTATTAGTTGCCATATCATCCCACTGCGTCTAGAGGTGGTATTTCGTAGGTGTCACGCAGAACTTCTTCTAGTCTCTCTAGTTCAGTAACTGCATCATCATAAATTTTTTCACCATTGAGGGTTACGCCACCAGGAAGTTGAACCCCACTAAACTTAGTTAGATTCTGACCCCAGTATTTTTTAATCAAAGCAGTTGCATAATCTTTGACCCACATGTTATTATAGATCCTTGTGTAAGTTGCTGGATCTAGATATCTGTAGCACTCAATAATTGTCCATTCATCTTCAATCACATCTTCAGTTGCACTCAGATCAATGTATAGACGATCTGAAACATGTGAATATCTGATTGGTTTGAAGTGCTCCAGTAAGAAATCAATGTTTGCAAGATGTTGTTGGATAATGAAGTAATGGAAGAATTGGGTGGATGTGAAATCGTACAGATCATTTAATCTGATTTGGTAACGAATATCAAAAATATTTCCCGTTCCCTTGTCTGTAGTTGACCAGACATTTGAGACTGAGAGAACCTCTTCAGGAACAACGAGATAGTTTGTTTGTTGTGTCCATTCACTTGTCACCGAACCTTGAGTTTCTGTGGTTGATGCTTCATCACCCTTAAATCTGGTAACATCAGCAGCAGTCCACTTGTGCTTCAGATAGCATTTCTCGATGCCATCATAATTGAAGGTTCTGAACTTCTCTAGAGTGTAATCAATAGCGTCATCCAATTGCTCAGCTGCCACGTTGATTTCCAACACTGGTGCACCAAGTCTTCTCTTACAGAAATCGATGAGAGTTTGTTTTGAATTAGGTTGTGCCATTTATCAGCTTACTGGTAGGTAACGGACATGAACTGTTGATGCTCCAGGAGCAGTAGTGAAGGTTAGAGTTGTTCCACTAATTGTGTAATCAGTTGTTGGAATTTGCAGTACACCATCAACAAACACCAACACCGAGTTCACTGAATGATTTGCAGCAATAGTTGCGTCTGTTTGAACTGGGTTGAAATTGATGGTTGCACTTGAATATGATGAAGATACTAGAGTTGCTTGCTTGGAAGCAAGATCTGTAGTAAGATTAGTGACTGCAGATTGTGGAATTGCAATAGCAACGTTTGCAGCAGATGTGATGCGACCCTTAGTATCAACTGTGAACTGAGCAACTTGAGTTGCCGAACCATGAGTTGCAGCAGAAACACCAGTGTTGGACAATCTTGCATCTGGAATTGTGCCCGCATTTAGGTTACCTGCATTTTGGTAGAAGGAACCTTGCTGACCATCTAGTAGATCTGCGTTCAGATTGGTAACTACAGTTGTTGATGCAACTGTTAGTGGTGCAGTTCCAGTAGTAACCGTAGATACAAATCTAGGTCCAGTGATGATCCCAGTTGCGTTGATTGTTGTTCCGACTGTCAGATCTGCACCAACCTGAATAGTACCCAGTGTTGTTAGAGTGCTTGCTGAGTTGGTGCCGAAGGTTGCATTGCCATAGAGAGTGAGGGTTGCACTCGATCCAGCAGTACCAATCTGAACAGATCTTGAAACGCCAGGATTGACTGAAAGAACAGTTCCAACTGAAGTGATATCACTGAAGTCTGATGTGCCAAGAACCTGTAGATTGCTCTGAACTGTCAGGTCATCTGTACACTTGACCGTGGAGTTTGCAGCACCCAGATTAATCACTGATGCTGCACCACCCATATTGATTGTGGTAGCATTACCATTAATTAGATTGAATGCACCAGTTGTTGTGGTTGTAATGTCTGCACCGTTGACTGCAACATCACCAGATGCAGTAATATTGCCAGTGATTGCAATACTGCTATTAAAAGTACCTGCACCCTGAACAGTCAGTGAACCTAGGGTTGTAATATTGCCACTTGCCGATTGGATGACGCAGTTAGTTCCACCAACCGAGAAGTTACCACCAGAAGAAACCGCACCACTAAATGTACCAGTGGTTGCAGACAATCCAGTTAGAGTTAGTGATCCAGTAACATTCAGTGTACCAGCAATAACTGTGTTGCCAGTGCCACCAGCAACTGTAAATTTGCCACCACCAAAGTTGATATCACCAGTTGCTGTAACGTCTGTAATATTTGTGAGTTGTTTTGTTGGTGATAGAATAACTGAAGTTCCATGCTTCAGTGACTTGGAAACATCAATATCAATGTGCTCAGATGATGTCCAGGAATCTGTGGAATTGACCCAATTGAAGGTCTTGTCAGTCGATCCCTTCAATGTCAAACCACCACCATCGGCCGTCACATCTGTGGGAGAAGCAACAGATCCGAGTTCAATGTTCTTGTCATCAACGCTGATGACCGTAGACGAAATAGTCGTGGTCGTACCATTGACTGTCAGATTACCACTGATGACTGCGTTACCACCAACTGTCAAGTTGGATGAACCACCAACCAAAGTTAGAGTATTGTTGATTGTTGTAGCACCATCAACTTCAAGAGTTCCTGTAATGTCAGTATTGTTGCTGACATTCAGTGTACCCAGAATTGATGTAGCACCAGTTGCTGCTGCAACAGTAAATCTGTTAGAGTTGATAACAAAGTTGTTGGACAATGACAGGGTGTTACCCATGGTGACTGCACCATCAACATTCAGGGTGCCATCAACATGAGTGTTACCATTGTCAGTATCAACTGAGAATCTGTCAGTGCTGTCAGAACCGTTACGGATTCTGAAGACTTCATTTGCTGCATCGATGAATAGTGAATCATTGATTGTGGTTTCACCAGCAACCGTCAAGGTGCCAGCAGTGATCACATTACCTGATGCTGCAGCAACAGTAAAGTTACCTGAACGGATATTTAGGTTGCCATAGATATCTGTATTGCCGCTGCTGTTGTCAACGTAGAATGCGTTTCTATTATTGTTGTCATCATAGACATAGAAGTCATCACCAACCCAGAATTTTCTTCTGACGATACCACCACCATCAACTTGGAATGCAACGTTGCTATCACCAAGAGAATCTGCTTGAGCAGTGTTGGTAATATCAATACGTGCATTGTACGTGGTAGTACCATTGATAACCTGATCACCAGTGATGTTTAAGTCACCATAAACATACAGATCATTCTGAACTGCTAGGTTCTCATCGATTGCAACACCACCAGTAATTCTAACTGCACCATTAGCAGAATATGTGTTACCTAGAAACTGCCCATCAGTGCTTGTGAATCTGACCTGACCAGGGACTGTCAGAGTGTCAGTGTTAGAGTTACCAATTGTTGTAGATGAACCGTTCAAGTTTGCATTGCCTTGAATCAGTAGAGCAGCATTACCAGTCAGGTCACCAGTCAGAGTTGTATTTCCTGTAACTGCCAGTGTACCTGCGATTGCAGTATCACCAGAGACTGATACAACAGTAAACTTATTGGTGTTGACGATGAAGTTATTGCTAACACTCAGGGTATTGGTGATTGTCGTTGCACCATTTACATCTAGAGTGCCTTGAATGTCTGTGTTACCTGATGCACCGATAACACTAAACTTATTATTGTTAGCACCATCCTTAATCTGGAAGGAGTGAGTGCCACCGTTGTTTACCAGAATAACATCTGAATAGAATGATGTGTCTGAGAAGATGGAGTTGCTACCTGTTCCAGGTGCTGCCTGTTGGAAGATATTACCTTCAACGTCGATGAAACCCTGAATGCTTGTATTGCCGTTATCTGTGTCAACTTGGAACTGTGTAACACCACTGCCATTCTGAATTCTAAACAGTTTGTTAGCAATGTTGACTGTTACATCATCAGTAAATGTGGTTGCACTGTTGACAGTAAGAGTACCTTCAATAACTGTGTTACCATTATCTGTATCAACAGTAAAGATGTTTG